TCACTATCGCGCCCTTCAGGTACCAGGAGAACCAGACTTCTCAAGCATTACTGCGAAAGGGTCTGATTTCAACTGATCCCTGGGGGAACTCATTTCTGATTGTGTCAGCAATTTCTCACCAACACTCTCAGTTATGGAGCTAGACTTGCCCACCCTAGGATACTCGTCCAAGATGGGTCCAAATGGCCCATCTATCTTAGCCTGCATAGACGACTTAGCCGCACTAAAGCAAGACCCGGTGGTTTTAAAACACCTATGATCTTACTTGAACGCAGTTGACCGTCCTGCAGAGGAGAAGAAGTTCGGCTTTACCTATACAAGTACAGGTCAAGCAGTTCCTATTGTCCCTAAGATAGGCCCCTCTGTCAAAGAATCAATCCTCACAATCTTTGACTCTGTCCGTATCCCCCTTAACCGTGGGGTATCTCACTCAAAACTCTCTGTAAAGAGAGAATTAGGTGGGAAAGACAGGGTATTTGCGCTAAGCGATTATTTCACGAAGATGGCGTTAAAACCACTCCATGATAAAATTGCCGGCATCCTCAGAAATATTCCCGAGGATTATACATTTGATCAAGACCGAGCTGCAGTCTGAATTAAGGACCAACAGAAACAAGGATTACTCCTCGTTTCCTATGACCTTACTTCAGCTACAGACCGTTTCCCAGTCGATGTACAGCAAATGGTTGTTGAGAAATTGTTCAATGACAGAAGCTTTGGTCGATTGTGACGTAACTTAGTGTCCGATAGAGACTTCAAGTACAAAAAGAAGAAATATCGTTACCGCGTGGGACAACCTATGGGTTTTTACTCCTCATGGGCGGTCTTTGCGTTAACCCACCATTGTCTGGTGAAGTTAGCGGCAAAACGTGCCGGGATACACAATCCCAAGTACGCTTTGCTGGGCGACGATATAATTCTTGAGTACAAGTTGGCTCCCTATTACAAAAATCTATTAGACGGACTAAACGTACAAACCTCTAGAGATAAATCTCTTTGAGGCTCGTGAGTAGAGTTCGCCAAACGGATATTCGTAATGGGACACGAGGTTACACCTCTCCCCACTAGGTTGCTCCGACAAATTCCTAGAGATCCTTATCTTCTAGGGCCTTTGTTTGAGCACTGATGTAGAGAACCACTAGTTAGTTCAAGAGTAGAAGACCAATTCCGCTCACTGGCTATCTTAGTGACTCTTAAGGAGAGTCACAGAGACAACTTTCTTAAATCTTGCACGCCTTATGCCTACTGATTACTCAATAAACATAAGTTAGAGGCCTCCCTTGATGGCATCACTACCACCACTTCGGAGTCCCCTCTGGATTTGTGCCCAGAGGGTAAACAGGGGAAAGCTTGAGACTCAAGACGCCCTCGGTGAGGAACGACGCCAGGTTTTGACACCCGGTTTCGCTACGCACTTAAGGCGTACAAAGTTGATACTTTGCTACAAGATATAAGAAGACTTCAAAC